CTTGTCAAATGCTTTCTATTATTTTTTCAAAGTGGTATTATGATTGGGGCACGTTGCCAAAAGCAGATGGTACTCCGTACTCTACTAAAAAAGGTGCCTTTCGCAATCACCCATCTACGAAGTGGGCTGCAGAGACTCTATACAATACTGCTTGGTTGATTCAGCACGGTTGTGCATTGACTAGCGAGTATCATTATAGGTATGGTAAGATTCATACCTGTGCCAAAACTCTATTTGAGGCGAAGAAACTATTTCATCGTAAAACAGAGATGGCAATCACTTACCATATTCAGGCAAACAACTTTGCTCGTGCAATGCCTGAACAATTTAAATATGATGATAGTATTGATACATTCACTGCTTACAAAATGTACATTGCTTCCAAACCTTGGGTAAAGGACAATTATCTTCGTAAACCTGAACGTAAACCTGATTGGATTTGATTATGCGTGATGAATTTCTTTGGGTTGAAAAGTATCGACCCAAAACTATTGACGAATGTATTCTTCCCGAAGATACAAAACAAACATTTAAAAACTTCCTAGATAAAGGCGAAGTACCTAACTTACTTCTGGCTGGGCCTGCTGGATGCGGCAAAACTACTGTCGCAAAAGCACTATGTAACCAACTTGGAGCAGACTATTATGTCATCAACGGATCCGATGAGGGAAGATTTCTCGATACCGTCAGAAATACTGCGAAGAATTTTGCTTCGACCGTCTCGCTTTCGTCAACTGCAAAACACAAAGTCATCATCATTGATGAGGCAGATAACACAACCAATGATGTACAACTCCTCCTACGGGCGTCTATTGAGGAGTTTAGTGGCAACTGCAGATTCATCTTTACCTGCAACTATAAAAACCGAATCATCGAACCCCTCCACTCCCGATGTGCAGTCATTGAGTTTGGAATTGGAGGAAAGCACAAACCTGCTATCGCTGCAGCCTTCTTCAAACGAATCCAACAAATCTTGGATGCAGAAGATATTGAATATGATAACAAGGTCCTGGTAGAACTCATCAACAAACACTTCCCAGATTGGAGACGTGTTCTGAATGAGTGTCAAAGATACTCTGCCGGAGGAGAAATAGACGCAGGCATTCTTGCAACTTTTAGTGATGTAAAAGTAAATGACTTGGTTAAAAAACTTAAGAAAAAAGATTTTCCCGAAGTACGTAAATGGGTTGTCAATAACCTGGACAATGATACTTCTGTCATACTGCGTCGTATTTACGATGCTTGTTATGATTCCATGGTTCCGAATAGTATTCCTGCTGCTGTGCTTACTCTCGCTAAGTATCAGTATCAAATGGCATTTGTGGCGGATCAAGAAATAAATATGCTGGCCTGTTTAACTGAAATTATGGTGGAGTGTGAATTTAAATGAGCAGACTTGATTATCCATTCTATGTAAATGGAGTTGACCGACGAGTTGAGTGGGACGAACTTGCTGGAGGCATTTGGAGTTCTTATTATAGTATTACCATGTATAGTCACTGGTTAAATTTTGATCGTGAACTTGATGACTTTGACACTTATGGTAATGTAAATCCTATGGATCTTGGAGGAATTATTGAATGTGCTTATTGTGGAGTTACAGGATCCGATGTTAGGTGGAATCTTGAACACATTCTTCCCCGAAAATACTTTCCAGAACTTGCTTTTGATTTGGACAATATAACTTTATCTTGTAGTTGCTGCAACAAAGAAAAGGGAAATAAAATTCCAGTTTCTATTGCTAAAAAGTTTTTGCCATATCAAAAACAAATGCTTAAACGGAAGGGTATTGATATTATGAACTACAGGAAAAAGAGGAGTGTGAATTCAAATGAGACATATTAATAATCACTATCTCAGAGTTGATGATGTTGAGATGAAGAGGATTTTAGAAATAATTACTATTAATAAAGATAAGGATCTGGAAGAAGTAAAAGATAGAATTGAACAAGTATTGGGTATGAAAGAAGATCCCATAGATAAGTTCCACGCAACTATTGCATATTATAATAATGAAGTTTAAAGCACTAGTATTTGTCCGATTACGATCACAGGTTGATGACTCACCAGGCAACGCCGTGAGAGACGCCTGTAAGCGATTGTCTGAGTTAGATATTAAGAAACTTAGACTTGGTAAGGTAGTTGATGTTTGGTTGGAAGCAGAGACCAGAGAGTATGCTGAGAAGGAACTCGAAATGCTATCTGATAGATTTTTAGCCAACACAGTTATGGAAGACTGGGATTATGAACTGACTGAGATTGAAGACTTTCCTAAAGGTATTGAATAATGCCACATGAATTTGACCCATGCGAAGCACCTGTAGAAGGTGAAGTTGATAGGTGGGGGTTTACAATCAAACCTACTATATGCGATAATGAGGTTATCATTAGATGCCTTAAGAATGCCCCTTGTGGTATTGATAGAACACAAGCAGAACGATTGATTAAACATTATGAAAACCAAGATTAGAGCACAAGTAAAATCTAGATGGTATTATATTTTTTGGGGAACTGCTACAGTATCAGTTGTTCTTGGACAATTATATGTCGGTACTGGGTATCGTATTTTGCACAATGATATGCAACAATTACTTCAGAATGTTGATGGTGTTCTTCTTCATAAAAACGATGAACCCAACTACCTATGATTCTATCTGAACTTGATGCTTCATGGGCTGCTGATGAGTTTATCAATTACTTTGAGAACTTTACGTCTATTGAAGACTACCTTCGTTATGTAAAAAAAGAACTAGTCACTCAAACTAGTCAACTCACTCCTTTACAGGATGAGTTCTTTAATGTGGATATCCATCCTGAGGAGATGGAGTTTGACATCAAGTTTGTTGGTAATCGTTTTCCTAATTCAATACCTCAAGAACACTATCGTAATCTTTTGGCAGCAGTGTCTTCTCACAACAATGAGAGTAACATTCCTGGTAGAGAGTTGCGCTGGATGGTGTTTGAAAAGAAAACTCAGACTGTAGTTGGATTTATTCGCTTTGGGTCTCCAACGATTAATTCTAGACCCAGAAATGTATGGCTTGGTAAGGCACCTAATCTATCTGTATTCAATCGCCATGCTGCTATGGGATTTGTAATTGTTCCATCTCAACCTTTTGGATACAACTATCTTGGCGGAAAACTTTTGGCATTGATGTGTGTCTCTCATTTTGCTCGTGAGACTTTGAACGAAGTCTTTGAGAAAGACATTGCACTATTTGAAACCACATCACTATATGGGTCTACTACCTCAGCGTCTCAATATGATGGTCTGAAACCCTTCATGCGGTACAAGGGCCTGACTGATAGTAAGTTCCTACCTCTTCTGCACGATGATGTCTTCCACCGCCTTCACGACCGTTTTACGGTGCTCAACAACAATACTCCACTGACTGATAATAAAGCATCTTCTAAAAAGATGAAGAGACAAACTAAGATGATTTCTATCATTAAGAAGTCTTTAACTGATCAAGATAAATTGACAAAGTTTAATGAAGTTATCAATACAGCATTTGGACTTACTCAGAAGAAGAGGTTCTATATCTCAGACTATGGATATTCAAATGTTCGTGAGGTAATCATGGAAGAGCAAGATAAGTTAGTTCCTGGACAGAACTGGGATAAGTTCCACCTAGATAACATACTTGCCTGGTGGAAACGCAAAGCAACTAAAAGATATGAGACCCTCAAGAGAGATGGTAGATTCAGAACAAAGGTCGAACTCTGGACAGAAGATGATGATATTCAAATTATTAGGTAATCGATATGTCAAATCCAAATCAACTATACGAAGACATGTCAAAACTCAATGCACTTTATGAGGAACTCCTCTGGGATGCTGATGATGTTCTTGAATTTAGTGTTGACTATAAGAACAACCAAATTATAATTAGAAACAAAACTACCGATGAAGATTGAACTGAAAGACTGGCTTAATTCAATCAACTTTACTAAGGAGAATCTAGCAGAGGATCCTCAAGAAATTAAGTCTTATCCCCCATACATTATTAATCGATGCCTATCTGGTCATCTTGACTGTATTCTGTTTGTTAATGAGATGAACAAGAATCATCAGTTAAGTAAAGATATGCAATATTCTTTTTATCTAAATAGTCTGAGGAAAAAGAAGAGATTTTCTCCCTGGCTCCGTAAGGATAAAGTCACGGACCTGGAATGTGTCAAACAATACTATGGTTATAGTAATGAGAAGGCATCACAAGCTCTAAAAATTCTGACTAAAGAACAGATTAATTTTATTAAACAACGACTTGATATTGGAGGCCCAAAATGA